AATATCAACTCCTCTTGCAGTGATATTGTATATTATTCAACATGGAATTTTTTACACATGCTTTTATGTATTTTATTAGTGAGCATCATTAAAACAACTGCATTTGCAATAAATGGCAATGCTACAGAAATATAGCCATTACGAGTGAATAGGTATAATGTTATAGCGAATACAATAGAAATAGTAGAAACAATAAAGGCCATTGCTTGCATTTCACGGACGCATGAAGTAATTACAGGTTCGTAGTTAGTCATACCATCAACCTCTTTTCTTTAACATCTCTATAGTATTAATTACAAAGTTAATATCATCTTTTGACATATCTTTACTTGCATCGAATAATAAACGTAAATCAGGATTGTCTTTAATGGCTTGTGCATATTCTGATACAGACGGATCAGAATAGTACTGTTCATTTTCTGAATATTTGTTTTCTATTAAATCAGCTTTGTTTACTCTAAAATAATTAGCTAGTAATTCTATCTTATCTATACGAGGATAGTTAGTACCTTTAATCCAACTTGTAAATGTGGTGTAGGAAACACCGATATCTTTTGCAACTTGTATTCTAGTTTTATTATATAGGTTCATATAGTACTGTAAATTCTTGGAGAATATCTCTCTATTGCCTAAATCACTCATTATATTCACCTCGTTGTAATTTTAAAATATTTGTTGTTATTTATATAATATATTTAAACTGCAAAAAAATCAAATATTTTTTAAAGAATTTACAGAAAAACTGTTGACATTACAGTTAAACTGTAATACAATACAATCAACGAAAGGGAAAGCGAGGTGATAAATTGAACCAACAAGATTTCGTAAAAGATGGAATTACATTAAAAGCAGCACGAGTAAATAAAGGGCTGACACAAAAGAAAGCAGCGGAACTGCTAGGTATTAGCGAATATACGTTGATGAATTATGAAAAAGGAAAATCATCCCCAGATGTACATGTGCTAAAAAAGATTGAAAATCTTTATGAGGTTCCGTACCATAAGATTATTTTTTTGTAAAAGCATTACAGTTTAAATGTAATTTTAAAGAGGTGATTAGATGCTAGTACAAAATCAAACGGATCTAAAACTAGCTAACAAACGATACGGACAAACATCCACAAGATTTGGATGGGCTGGCCGAAATGATGAGTACGCACAATACTGGCGAAAACTCATCAAATCAAAATGGCCTAAACGTAACCAATCCAGATGGAATAAGAAAGTCATTCTATCTTGGGTGAAACTGGCTAGAACTGCTGATTTACACGCAAGGAACGAAAAATGGAGAGCCTAGTATACACGGCTAACCAAGTAGCGGAACTATTTCAAATTTCACTAACTGCAGTATATGACCTAAGAAATAAAGGCAAGCTAAAACAACTACCGAACGTAAGCGGTGTAAGGTTTAGTAAAAAAGAGGTTGAAGCACTAGCAGGGATTGAAAGTGAATACTCGGCTATTGGTTACAGAAAGTTAAAAAACGAGGTAGAGCGATTAGAAAAAGAAAACAATCGTTTGAAAAGTGAAATTAAAAAAATCACCAGCCAAATGCTAGTGATTGTAGGTAATGAGTTATGAAATTGATTTGGTTGATAAGAGTAGTGGCCTTTTTGATGGTGGCTGGAACGATAGGTTCCGTAGAAATCGATAGAATTGATTTCTATACCGCATTCCTTCAAGTTGCCCTAGGGTTCGCACTACTAATATTGAGTAACTTTTGGGCAAGAGAAATAAAAAAAGCACGCTAGGCCGTAGGAAAGCAAGCGTGCGAGTAGAGAGTATATGAAATATCTCTACTTGTATTTTAACACAAGGAGAAATAAATGGAAATTAATTTAACACCGATTGTTAGTCAAAACGAACAAGTATTCAAATGGAACAAAGACGAAATCAAAACATATTTTGAAGCGCAACTAGAAAAGTATAAAGGACTTGTAGTAACCGAAGAAAACTATAAGGAAATGGTAAGTGCTAAGAATGAAATCGTTAAGTATAGAACAACACTTGATAAATTCTGTAAAGAGAAAAAAAGAGAACTCAAAAGACCTATTGAATTGTTTGAGGAAGAAGTAAATGAAGTATTGAAAGTTGTTTACGATGCAGAAAAACCATTGGCGGAACAAATTAAATACTTTGACGAAAAAGAAGCACAAGCAAAAACAGAAACCATCAACAAGTTTATTGAAAAGATGGTTGAAAAGTATAACGTTCGTGCAGAATATGCGGAACAACTACAACGTGATAAACGCTGGTTAAATAAAACTGCAAAGATGAAAGACATTGAAACCTCTATTGAGGGAATGATGATTGAAATTGCAAAGCGACAACAATCGGATGACGATTACAAACAAATTCTAGCAGAGAAAAAAGGAATGATTGAGTTTGTGGTTGATACTTGCAACCAGCAATACGAATTAGCCACACCGATTACTTTTAATGAGTGCTGGCCTGTAGTAAAAGATATGCCACTAGATCAAGCTAGAGAATTTATCAATGCAAAATTTGCTAAACGCAATGAAATGGAAGAAGCTGCTAGGGCAAGCATTGAAAATGAAACAGTTGAAATAGTAGAAGTATCAGAACCAAAAGTAGGTTTAACAGTAACTGTATATGACTTAACAGAAGATGATGCAAAAGACTTAACTGATTTCTTGGAAATGCGTGGTTACAAATATAAAGAGGTATAGATGGATAGTAGATATATAGCGGTTAAAACTGTACCGCAATCAGCGTTGAAAGTAATTGACTTTGGGAAACTTAAAGGAAAATATGACATTTCTCCTCAATGGCGATGGGAAATCTTAACCGAAACATATGGTATGTGTGGAATTGGTTGGAAATTTGAAGTTGTTAGTACTCAACAAGTACCAGTCGAAGAAACCAAAGAAACTATGTTGTATGTATTGGTAAATCTATACATCAAAGATGGTGATGAATGGAGTAAACCAATTCCTGGATATGGTGGAGATTTCCTAATCTACAAAGATAAAAATGGTTTTCACGGCAACGATGAAGCCTTTAAGATGGCTGTTACTGATGCATTAGGTACAGCAGCCAAAATGATTGGTGTAGGTGCGGATGTGTATCGAGGTTTGCAAGATACAAAAATCAATGCAGCGGCAGAAAAAGAAAAGAAAGAAAAAGAGTTTAACCCTCAAAATGCGTATGCAATTGTATTACAAACGGCTAGCGAACATGGGATTAGTAGTGAGCAACTAAACCAACAACTTACAAAAATGTTTGGTGTTGGAGTGATTGATAATATCACACGAGATCAGATGTCAAAACTTTATGATTGGGTAAAAGGTTATGAAGTGGACAACAAATAACATCGAAACATTAAGAAGCCCATTAGGTGTAATGGTAGTAATACCAGCACCACATGACAATGACCTAGCAAAACTAGATAAAGACAAAGAATACGTGATAGAGATTAAAAAGAAATCAAAATCACGTAGCATGAACGCTAATGCATACTGCTGGGTTCTATGTCAAAAGATAGCGGAAGAGTTAAGTAAGACAGGGTACACATCAAAAGAGGATGTATACCGAAAGGCGATTAAAGATTGTAGCCATTTTAGTTATGTACCAGTACGTGAGGATGCCATAGAGAGATACATACAAATATGGCAAGGACACGGATTAGGTTGGATAGCTGAAGATGCTGGTGAATGCCAAAGTCTTAAAGGCTATCACAATATCATGTGCTACCACGGCAGCAGCGTATACAACACAAAAGAAATGGCAAGGCTTATAGATTGTTTAACAGATGAGTGTAACCAGCTAGGTATTCAACTAGAACCTAGCGAATACATTCAATCGCTTATAGAGGGGTGGGAGCATGGCAAAGAAACTTGAATTAGAGGGCAAGCGGTTTGGTCGATTGGTCGCCATTTGTGATAGCGGAGAACGTAGAGCAAATAACGTTAAGTGGCTATGCAAATGTGATTGTGGAAATTATGTAAAAGTAGAGGCGGTTTCTTTAAGACGAGGCAACACAGTTTCTTGCGGATGTTATAACATTGAAAATTTTAAGCGACGAATGACGAAACATGGAGCTTATAAAACAAGATTATATTCTATCTATCGTTGCATGAGGGATAGGTGTAATAACCCAAATAACACGAATTATAAAAACTATGGTGCTAGAGGTATTGATGTTTGTGATGAATGGGAAAGTGATTATTTTAGTTTTAAAAATTGGGCTATAAATAATGGCTATAAAAAGTCATTGACATTAGATCGTATCGATTTTAACAAAGGCTATTCACCTGCTAATTGCCGTTGGGTAAATTTAAAAACGCAAGGAAATAACAAGCGTACAAATCATTACATTACGTACAATGGCAAAAAACAAACATTAACTCAATGGGCAGAACAAATTGGGATGAAACCTAACTGTTTGCACACTAGATTATCTAGGGGATGGAGTATAGAACGTGCTTTAACAGAGGTGGTTCACAGGTGAATAAAAGAAAACGTAACGACAATAAATTATACGCAATAACAAGAAAACAAGCATTTGAAAGAGATAATGGGTGTTGCGTTATATGCGGAAGTAGTTGGGGATTACAGTGCCATCACATAATATTTAGATCACAAGGCGGATTAAGCGATTTAAGAAACCTAGCTTGCCTATGTACAGATTGTCATTATCAAGCACATGGTGTGTTCGCAAAAGAAATTAGACGAAACCTATTAAAAGAAGTCGAAGAAAGGACAGATAAATATGAACGAGTTAATAATGATTAGAGCATACGTAGAAAATCGCATTGAATATTACAAAAAAGACCAAAACAGCAATACGTTTAATAATCGGATAATCTCAGAACTAGACGCAGTTTATGCAATGGTTAATAGCGTATTAGATGCAGAAGAAAATGAAGCGGATGAAATTGCTAGTGTGTTAGCACGAATTGCATTACTAGGTAAGCCATTAAGTGAAGATGAGTTTATCGAAACGCTAAACAAGGACTAGCCTATGAGCGATAACAAAAAGTATTACTATCTACGGCTGAAAGAAAATTTCTTTGACAGTGATGAGTTGAAGATACTAGAAAGCATGAAAGATGGCTATTTGTACAGTAATATTCTTTTAAAACTTTATCTACGAAGTCTAAAGAATGATGGAAAGTTGGTGGTTAATGATCGCATTCCATACAACGCTGAAATGCTGGCAAGTGTAACAGGTCATCAAGTAGGTACTATTAAACAAGCGTTATCTATGTTTAAAGAACTTGGACTTATAGAGGTATTAGAAAATGGTGCTATCTATATGTTGGACATTCAAAATTTCATAGGTAAAGGTAGTACCGAAGCTGATAGACAAAGGCTTTATGACAGAAGAATATCTGAGGAACGCAAACAAAATAAACTAACTCAATCAAGAAATCTTGAAGAAATCTGTAAGAAATCTACACCAGAGATAGAGATAGAGTTAGAGTTAGAGAAAGATATAGAGATAGAGAAAGAGATAGATAGTAGTGCAAAAAGCACTACAACAAAACGCAAGCGTTTTGAAAAACCCTCTATCTCTGACATTAAACAATACTGCATTGAAAGAAACAACAATGTAAACGCTGAACAATTCTTTGACTATTACGAAAGTAACGGATGGAGAGTTGGTAAAAACTCAATGAAAGATTGGAAAGCAGCGGTTAGGACTTGGGAGCGTAGCGAATACAGAAAACCTAATTCTAAAAAGAATAGCAAGGAAGATGCAATCAACGTAGTTAATAACTTGATGAATAAGTTAGGGGGTGTAGAAACTGAACAACCAACAACAGACTTTGAAAGCACTATCGATGTTACAGATAGCGTGGTCTACTGATATGTCAGAACAACGTATGCTGTTATATGTCAATATGCTTAGTGATGTTAACCCTGTTACTTTAGAACAGGCCATAGCTAACTTGATTAATAAATGTAAATTTCTACCTACGATTGCAGAAATCAGAGAAGAGTGTACCGCATTAAGTGCATATGTGAATATGTATGATGAAGTAGAAACCGCACAAACTGCATGGGAGAAAGTAATCAAAGTAGCAGGCACTTATGGTTATGACAATGGAAAGGAGCATTTAGAGGGGATAACCTTAACGGCTGCAAGGGCGATATGGTCATCCTTTGACCCTAGAATGGGTCATGAATACAACGAGGCAAGCTGTAGATCACAATTCATCCGTTGCTATGAGCAACTGGTGGAACGTGAGAAACACCGCCAAAGAATGGCAAATTCAATCAAGGATAATCATGTGTTGTTGAAAGCTAGAGAAAAGGCACAACATGATAAGGCTTTGATAAGTGTTGGTCAAAAGCAAATTGAAATGACAAGCACAGGCAACTTGGTCGAGGTGGCAAAAGAACCTGTAGATGTCATGAAAATGTTAGAGGAAAGCAAGATATCAGATAAAGCGAAAGCACTCATAAAGGGTGCAATAGGTGGATAAATGAAAGAAATGGTGAAAGAGTTTGATGTAAGCGTGAATGTAAATTTCGATGTTAGCTTTCAAATGCTGGCGAATAATGAGGCACAAGCACTAACTAAGGTTGAAAATTTGCTTGAGATTATGAGGAACGAGGCAACAGTCGATTGCCACATTCACCCTAGCTACGATGTATATGTTGATGAAGTCGAAACAAGACTAAATCATATTAGTTACTGAAATTAATTTAAAAGCTCTGTAAGGCGAGTTAATATTTTGAACGATAAATCATAAGGACGAAACAGTAAACACACCAAAATAAGGACATAGTGTGCGTAGAATTAGAAAATAGGAGTTGAATATATGAACCAAGTACAACTATTAGGGAATTTAGCACGTGATGCTGAATTGAGATTCACCCAAAGTGGGAAAGCGGTGGCAACTTTCACAGTAGCTGCAACCAATACATACGTTGACAGTACAACAAACGAAACGAAAGAGCAGACTGCTTTCATCAATTGCGTAGCATGGGGAAAAACTGGGGAAGCGGTTGGTAATTGCAAAAAAGGGGAGCGATTACTCGTAAATGGCCGTATTCAAACACGTTCCTATGAGGATAGCAACGGACAAAAGAAATATGTAACTGAGGTAGTTGTTGATTTCGTAGGACGAAAATTAGATGGTGAATTTGATAGTGATAGTAACTTTGATAGTTTTGATACCACAAATCAAAATGAAAATATTCCGTTTTAAGAGGTGAGAAAGATGAAACAATTTAAAATTATAGGATATGTAACAATTGGTTTTGAAAAATTTGTAGAGTGTGAAAGCTTTGAAGAGGCCGAAGAACAAGCTAATGCAATTGAACTTACAGATGATGTAGATGAGTGTGATTTGAATGATTGGTATGACGAAGTGGAAGTTGAAGAAGTGGAAGAGTTAGAGGAGTAGCCATGTTAGTAAAAGACGAAACAAAATATTGTTGGTGTGAGGATGAAGTAGCTGGTGAACCGCAAGATAGCATTAAAGATGCCATCGCGGATTATGTCGATAATGAATATAACTATGGTGATTATGGTAGTTTGAGCCGAGAAGAGTTATTACAAACAACAATAGAAATCGGTCATCCATATCGATATGTACCAGAGATAGACGGCGAACGAGTAATTTGGAATGTGTGTGATTACGATTTAGATGATGAAATCGAAGAATGGTCAAACGATTACATGAAAGATGTTAAAAATGAACACATAGACGAATTAAGCAAAGAATTAACAGATGTGTTCCAAGCATGGGAAAAACGTCATGGATACGAGAACGGAGCATTTGTGGTACAAGAAACAAAAACATATCGCATTAGTGATTACATCGACAAATAGGGATATTGATTATGAAAGTACCATGTAAGGGGTGAGTATTTGACAGAACAAGATATTCAATATGCGTTAGGGAAACATTTATTTCTTAAAAATATATGCATACCTAATGTAATGATGATGGATAGAGGAAAGCCACCTTATGAGGCTGACTTTATCTACTTCAATTTAAACACATTGCATTTGACAGAAGTTGAAATCAAAACTGATATTAATGATTTTAAAAATGATTTTAAGAAAGCACGTTATCACGATAATCACAATGTTATGTATTTGTATTATGCAATACCTAGAGATTTGTATGATGATCATTATGGAGTAATTGATGAAATGCTTGGTGATGCTGGCTTAATTTTAATTGATGAAATAGATATGTTTGGTTGCATAGGCAATATTTATAGGTTTGGTGGTTTTGTAAAAAGAGCAAAACGAATAAAAGGTTCTGTTAAATTGAACGAAAAAGAAAAGGAATATTATATGAGACTTGGATGTATGAAATGGGTGAATAGATAATGCCAACAGAGAAGAAAAAGAAAGTAAATAGTAAACGAAAAGGTGCAGATGGAGAACGTGAATTTGCCAACCTATGTAAGGAACAAGGGTTTGATGTGAGAAGAACGCAACAGTATTGTGGAAATACTGGCGATGCCAGCGATTGTGTTGGATTACCTAATATCCATATCGAGGTAAAACGTGTACAAGCATTGAACATTGACAAAGCAATGGCACAAGCAATTCATGATAGCGAAAATAAACAAGTGATGCCAATCGTGGCCCATCGAAAAAATAATGCTAAATGGTTAATCACCATGAGGGCAGATGATTGGTTTGAGATGTATAAGAAAGGCGGGTTTAGTGATGGCTGTTAATACAGCGACATATGGTATTCCCCATAATTGCAAAAACTGGCTAGCATTAGCATCTGTAGTATGGGGAGACCTAGATATAAGCGAAGCAATACATATTGTTACTGACAGAGGTAGGGGATTACCTACCAAAAGAAGCATACAAGATGAATTTGCGTTGACTGATAAAGTTATTGAACTATGCAAGCAAGGTATGACAAATCGACAAATCATGGCCAAATTAAATATATCGAGCAATCGAGTTGTTAGAGCGAAGAATTGGGGAGAATGGAATAATGTTAGTGAAACTATTAAATGAATACGCACAACTACCGACTAGAGGTAGTAAGGATGCAGCTGGATTAGACTTATATAGCCCTTTTCAAATTAAAGTGCCTGCTGATAGTCAAAAGAAAATACCATTAGGGGTAGCAGTAGAAATACCTAAAGGACATATGGGGCTATTAGTACCAAGAAGCAGTATGAGCAAAACACCTCTAAGATGCGCAAATAGCGTAGGAATTATAGATGCAGATTATCGAGGTGAATTAAGCATCGCATATGAAAATGTATCTTGTAGCGATTACACAATATTTAGAGGTGATCGCATCGCACAATTAATTATCGTACCAATCGCAGTTGTGGATGCAGAAGAAGCACAAGCACTCAGCGAAACAGAACGTGGCGAGGGTGGATATGGTAGTACTGGCAAGTAAAAAGACAGTAAATAGACAGAAAAGACAGTAGATAGACAGAAAGTAGACAGTAAAAGGAGAAAGCAAACATGAATAAATTAGTATTAGCAACAATGATTATGGGTGCAATTGGCGGTAATGTATTGGCAAGTGGTGTTGTAACAGGCCCAGTAGAGCCTAACACACAAGCACCAGTAGTAAGCGGTTACAATTCTGTAGCCGTAGGGGCGAATACAGTAGTTACTGGAACAAATACAATCGTTCTAGGCCGTGATAACAAAGCAACAGGAAATGATAGCATTGTAATCGGTGGTGGCAACGGAACAATTGAAGCTGATCAAGCAAGCGTAATTGGGTACAACAACTATGTGGGGAACAATAAAGAACAAACTGTATTAGGTGCTAACAACACTGTAGATAATCAAGGCGCAGTAGTAGTAGGCACACATAGTGTAGTGCGTGGTATTGATGCGGTGGTTATTGGTAATAATGCATCAGCACCTATTCAAAATTCCGTAGCGATTGGCACAAACAGTCAAACGGATAACCCTGTAGGTGTTCGACAAGTTGTATTAAATGGGGTAACTCACGTGTTTGCAGGTGAAAATCCTAATAGCGTAGTATCCTTTGGCAGTAAGAAAAGCGATACATATAGTGGAATTAGCAATTACAATAGACAACTGCACAATGTAAGTGCTGGCCGTGTAGACCCTAGCAGTTTAGATGCTGTAAATGGCAGTCAACTGTTCGCAGCGTATGACGAGATTGAAACCAATGGAACACACATTGCAAAATTACAAAAAGATGTGAACTGTTTAGACAAACGAGTAACACGTAACACTACAAATATCTCAAATTTAACCTCTAAGGTGGATAATGGATTTACAACGATTGATAACACTCTAAACGCTACAAACGAGCGTGTTGGGCAAAATAGCCAAGCCATTTTGAACAATACGGATAGAATTAATAACCATGAAACACGTATTACGGATTTAGAACGTAATACAGTAGGTCAAATCTCAAATGTGATGCATGAAGTGGCAAAAGCTGGTGCATCTAATGCAGCATTAAGTGCATTGCACTATTTAGGCTACAATTCTGATGACAAATTAACATTTGCTGTTGGTTACGGCCATTATAAAAATGCAAATGATGTAGCACTTGGTGCATTTTATGCACCTACTGAACACGTAATGTTTAGTTTAGGTGCTACATTAGCCAACAAGATGATTAATGCAGGTGTATCTTTTAGACTTGGTAAAGGTTCTGAATATGAGTTAAACCATAAAGGTAAAATCAAACAACTTGAAGAGTTGGTTACTAAATTAGTAGCGGAAGTTGAAGAATTGAAAGCTGGTAAATAATATGTGTACACCGATGGGAATATATACAGGTGATGTAGAAAACCTACAAACGAAAACAAATGATCTAAAATCAATGGCTAACATGAAAGTTGAGCGGAATAAAAAAGCAACTAAATTTGTACAAGAGTTATTCTTTAATGCCATTATGGGTGTATCTTTGGTAGCTTTGATATTTGGGTTTGTGATTTTGATTAAAGTATTGATTGGATAGGTATAGGCGGTGAAATATCCGCCTTATCATAAGAGGTTAATATGAATATTTTTAGAAATTTTACGGAAAAACCAACAGCCGAAATAATGGATGGTATATGTTGCGCTTTAACCATAATACATGGTGATGATGTGTATAAACCGATAATTAGAAGAGAATACAATTGTCTAGTTGCTGAATATCATATAAATGGTGTTGTTGTTGGTATCATGATGAGTATTCTGGAACTAAAAGAAAGAAAAATATCATTAGAGGAGTATGCGAGAACCATACGAAAAAAAGCGCTTATTGAATATGTTGATCGCGTTGAAAGTGAGCGTAAAAAAGAATGGAATGATGCGTTAAATCGATGGAAAGAAACACAAGGGGATAACAAATGTTAGGTTATAGCGGATATACAGAACATTCTGATTATTACATAGCACCGCATGATACGTGGGAAAGTGCATTTGAATTTCTAAAGCAACTGGCTTGTGAAAGTGGCGATGATGAATTTTGTATCGGCGAGGTACATCAAACAAGTGTGTTAGAGTTTGGAAATATAAAATGGTACAAATGGAATGAAGATAAAGGAGAATGGATATAGTATGATTAAGCGTTATAAAAAGAAACCAGTTGTGATTGAAGCAATACAGTATACGCGAAAAAATTGGGAAGAGTGTGTGAAATTTTGTGGAAAAGACTTTATATGTTTTATTGAAAACAAACTTCTCATTAACACATTAGAGGGGCAATATAGAGCGTCGTTAGGTGATTACATCATCAGAGGTGTTAAAGGTGAGGTTTATCCGTGTAAGCCTGATATATTTGAAACGACATATGAAGAGGTATAACTATGAACGATAAACAATTTACAGATGAATTGTTCAGTAGAATGTATGACCTAGGATACAGAAGAGCAGAAATAGAAAACGGAACAATATTCTTTTATAAAAATCGTGAATGTATTTCGCAGTGGTCGAATAGAGTTGATATAAGAAGTACGTGTTTTACAGAAGAAAATCAACAAATTGATATTGGTGAATATATAGGTATTATTGATTGGAGTAAAGTGCCGGTTGATACACCTATATTGGTTAAAGATGATTGTGATGACAAATGGGAAAAAGCATATTTTGCAAAGCATGAAGATGAAATGATATATGCATGGAATAACGGAAGAACCTCGTTTTCAGCAAGAAATAAAGATGATACGTTTATATGGGATCGCGCAAAACTAGCAAAGGTATAAATACATGTTGGTACTGGAATTATGCTAGGTGGTGAGTAATATTTGAATGAACCGACAAAAAGTGAAAAGAGATTAATCAGTAGTGCTAGAAAATACCTTGAGCCTGTAAAGACAGTTGATGAGCAAATAAAGTCGATTGCAAAAGAAATAGAGCAACTACGATGCAACATTACATCAATTAGTGCTATTGATTACTCAAAAGATAGAGTAAGCGGTGGCGGTGTTCCGTGTGGGTTAGAAAATAGCGTAGCAAGGTTTATTGACACAGAAAAAGAACAACGCAGACGAATTGATGAATTGAGCGAGTACAAGTGCGATGTAATCAACACGATCAATAGTTTAAGTGAAGAAATAGGCGGTACAATGTTACGTTATGAATACCTGCTTGGAATGTCAGCTAAACAAGCACATTCGGTTTTTGAGAACCAATTCAACGAAAGACAGGCTATGAGGTATAAAGAAAAAGCGTTAATTGAAATAGGCAAGTTGAAATGTCAGTAAATGTCATGAAATGTCAGTAAATGTCAGTATATATGTATAAAAACATATAGTAGAATATAAGGTGTAAGAGTTGCCAATGAGCAATTCTAAAAACTAAATAGCAATTGAGGTGCGGTTTTATATTTTGTATTTGAAAATCAACGAGTATTGTTTCTAAGTCATTACAATCTATATTATTTTCTAACTGTACCGCACCTCTTATATTGCATTTTGTAAACTAATACCGCACATATAATACTTTCCAATTATGCAATAACAACCAACCATACGTTTCATGAGATAAAACCTTAAGCGAAAAAATGTTACATACTACAAACAACTGGCGGTATTAGTTTAGAGAGTGCAATTGCATACTGAAAACTAAAGCTATATGTTCCATTGGGAACCGAGTATTGTGCGAGAGTTAGACAGAGTGAGCTAACCATGATTACAATTCATATGCTCGTGTTGGTAAACATCCAACTATATAACTTTGGTTTTGAGTATGCAATGATTGCTGAAAAGTGAATATCGTATTTTGTTTTGGTTACGTACTGGAACATATGCACATGTTCTGGCTACATGTTAGAACGTGTGTAAGCGTTGACTGTACGATATTCAGTTTTGAATAATTGTTACAATACAAATGAATAAAACTATCACATAATGAGGTATATCCACGGCGATATATCTCATTTTTTGCATAAAGTTATCAAAAAGGGAGAAATGATGACTGATATATTGTGTTGTAAAAGCAAATGCTTAAACAACAAGAAAGGAAGATGTACGGCTAATGTCATTGAATATGACGGATTATGCCAAACGTACATCACACAGGGGAACGCAAGGAAAAGTACATGCGGTTTGTGTGTTAGATCTAATGGGAAATTAAAGCGGAAAGGTGGTGAAGTACTGAAATGATTAAAGCAATTAAACAATTCATTAAGGATAGAGCATTGTTTAAACGTGCAGCACAAGATTTAGATAACAAAGACTTACAAGCAAAAGCGAAATATGCGTTTGAGCATCGTGAAGATAACTTGTTTAGCCTTATTGATTGTCTAGCTATTGTGTGCGGTGTGTTGATTATAGTCGGTATTGTGTGGTGCTTAATGTGAATTATCAACCAACAATAAAGAAACTACTAAAAGCATTACAAATGAACGGCAGGCGGTATGTAGTTGATGTAAGGCAATCATGGAGTAAATATGATAAGCCTTGTAAGGTGTATATCGTCAATCGAATGTACACAGAGGAAGAATACAAACTGACATTCCCTCACAAGTACAAAAAGGGTAAGACCTTTAAACAAGGACAACTCTATAAGAAAGAAAGTGAGTATAGCAGCACCAAACAACATGAGGTGTTGCTATTTTTAGTTAAGACATATAAAGGTGGTGATTGATGTATGAATGACACAAAATTAACTGACAAACAATTACTATTTGCTACTGAATACATCAAGACCGCTAATGCTACACATGCTGCATTAAATGCTGGGTATTCAGAGAATAGTGCAAGGCAACAGGGAAGTAGATTGTTGTCAAATGCTAACGTGAGCCAATATATACAATCTCACATGGAAAAGAAGAATAAATCTACAATCGCAACTGCTGATGAAGTATTGGAATACCTAACTAAGGTTATGAATGGCGAAGAAAAAGATGCGTTCGGCTTGGATACATCAATTGCAGATAGAACTAAAGCAGCCGAGTTGTTGGGGAAACGGCACATGCTATTTACTGAGAAAGTCAAACTTGATGCGGAAATAGAGATTGATATATCTGACCGCATGAAGCAAGCAAGGGTGAAGTCAGATGAAGTACAACAAGGCACAACTGATTGATGCGTTGGGTTCGTTTACTCATGATCCATTGGGTTTTGTTTATTTTGCATTCCCTTGGGGAGAAAAAGGAACACCACTTGAAAACTTTGACGGCCCTGACGAATGGCAAGTAAAGACTTTCAAGAAAATAGGCGAAGAATTACGCAAGGGAAAGTCATTAGCTAAGGCAATACAAATAGCCGTTGCATCTGGTCATGGTATTGGTAAGTCCGCCTTTTCTTCATTGTTGATTTTGTTTGCTATTGCCACACATGAGAATACAAGAGGAGTTGTAACCGCTAATACTGATACACAGTTAAAGTCTAAGACTTGGGCTGAACTTAACAAATGGTACAACTTGTTTATAGGTAAGGAATTGTTTGTATACACTGCTACTGCATTGTTTAGTGCTGATAAACAGTACGAGAAAACATGGCGAATAGATGCTATTCCGTGGAGTGATAGCAACCCAGAAGCATTTGCAGGCTTGCACAATCAAGGTAATAGAATACTGATTATATTTGATGAAGCATCCGCAATATCTGACAAGATATGGGAAGTAACAGAGGGTGCTTTAACAGATAAGGAAACCGAGATTATATGGTGCGTGTTCGGTAACCCTACACGTAATAGTGGTAGGTTTAGAGAATGTTTTAGAAAACATCGTAACTATTGGACTACATATCAAATAGATAGCCGTACTGTTAAGATTTCAAACAAAGCTAAGTTGCAAGAATGGGTTGATATTCATGGTGAGGATAGCGACTTTGTAAAAGTGCGTGTACGAGGGATATTCCCTAGTGCATCTGACACACAATTTATATCCGCATCAATTGTAGATGAAGCACAAAAGCGAATATACAGAGTTGGTGAGTTTAATAACTTACCTGTAATTATCGGTGTAGACCCTGCATGGACTGGTGGCGATACATTAGAAATCGTAATGCGTAATGGTTACTCTATGAAGTGCTTGGCAACCATTGAAAAGAATGACGATGATATGCGAATGGCTAACCTAATAGCACAATTCGAGGATGAATACAAAGCTGATGCAGTATTCATAGACCAAGGGTACGGAACTGGTATTTATAGTATCGGTAAGTCAATGGGTAGAAAATGGCGGTTAGTTGCCTTTGGTGGTAAAGCACCTAATGATATGTACCTCAACATGAGGGCGTACATGTGGGGCGAAATGAAAGAATGGCTAAAAGAGGGCGGTGCAATTCCTAATGAACAAGGATTGTACGATGACCTCGTAGGGCCAGAAGCGATCATTGATAAAAACGGCCGTATCCAACTGGAAAGCAAAAAAGATATGAAAGAACGAGGCTTACCATCACCGAATAAAGGCGATGCATTAGCCTTGACCTTTGCATTTAGGGTCAATAAAAAAGTAAATGGCAATCACAGAAGAGTAGCGAATACAGAGTACAAACCATTTGGGTAAAGGGGGAATGTGAATGTGTATGAAAGCTAAAACACCAGATATTAAGCAACCAGCACCATCGCCTACACCAGTTGCACAAACTGATGATATGGCACAAAAAAGAGATGAACAATGGTTCACTGATAAAAAACGTAAGAAAACTGGTTATGACAGCACCATCTTGGCTAGTGCATTAAGCCAAGCTACAGGCAAAACAACATTAGGCGGTTAATATGAGTACTATCTTATCAAGCCTAGCAAGGCAACCTACAGAAAAGCCTGTAACTAAACCAAAAGACTACAAGAAAATAAAAGCTAAATTCAATCAGATGTTCACCAATCGTCAAAAGTACGTTGAGAAATGGAAGATGATTAGAGATTATCAGTTGCCATTCCTTGGGGTGTTCGATGGCGAACAAGACCAATCGAAACTATATACCGATAAAATCCTTACTGGGATTGCATGGGAAAGTTGCCAGATATTTGCAAGTGGTGTAATGAGTGGAATGACACCACCTAGCCGTAAATGGTTTAAGCTAACCATGGAAAATACAGACATGGCAGCAAATAGCGATGTAGCAAAAGTATTAGACGAACGTGAAGAAATATTGTATGCAGTGTTTGCAAAATCCAATTTCTACAATGTGGTTCACCAAGTCTATATGGAGTTACCATTTGGACAAGCACCGATGTCAATCATGCCTGATGGTAAAGTTGGTGTACGTTTCACATCGTATCCAATCGGAACTTACGCATTAGAATGTAATGCTAATGGTGAAGTTAACACGTTTGGGCGGAAGTACAACATGACTTGCGACCAACTCGTGGAAGAGTTTGGATATGATAACTGTACCGAAAAGATTAAAAATGCATACGATGACGGCAAGGGTAATGCATCTACATATACTGTTTGTTGGCTAGTGTGCGAAAACAAAGACCGCAACGGAAAACTAGGTAACAAGAACATGCCTTATTCCTCTATTTACTGGGTTGAGGGGAGTAGAGATGATGAAATCTTACGACATAGTGGCTATGAAGAATGGCCTATTCCGATTGCACGGCACACTACACATGATCTAAATGGTTATGGTAAAGGTAGTGCATGGTTCGCACAATCTGATGCAATGATGTTGCAGAAGTTAGAACTAGACCGATTAACAGCTATTGAATTAGGCGTAAAACCACCAATGGCCGTAACATCCGATGTGATTGGTAGTGTATCGCTATTTCCGGGCGGTATAACCGAAGTCGATACAGGCGGTAAAGTTGAGCCTATCTTTAATGTAGGAATCAATCTTGATTGGATGATGCAACAAATCATTGAAGTTAAAGACAGTATCAAGCGTGCATATAGTGCTGACTTATTCCTTATGCTCGATAACATGGATAATGGACAAATGACGGCAAGAGAAGTCATGGAACGCACGCAAGAGAAGTTACAACAATTAGGGCCTGTAGTGGAACGACTACTATCTGAATTCCTTAATCCGATTATCGAACGTACCTATGCGATATTAGATCGTGCAGGTGTGTTTCCGCCAATCGATGAAGCGTTAGCGGAAGAGTTAAACGGCCAAGATGTGAAAATAGAGTACATTTCACCATTAGCACAGGCGCAGAAAGTATCGTCCTTAACTTCAATCGAACAGTATTTTGCGTTCCTTATGTCATTAGCACAGGGTAATCCTAATATCCTACAAAAATTCAATTTTGAAGAAGCAGCGGATTATTATGGCGTTAACCTCGGTGTACCTGCAAAAGTAATTGTATCCAATGACGAATATCAAGCTAAGATGGAAGAACAACAACAGGCACAACAAGAGCAAGAGGAACAAGCACAAGCATTACAAATGGCACAACTAGCGCCTCAAATGGCTAGTGCAGCTAAACAAGCAACCGATGCAGCAAATGATGGAAACCCTGTAATGCAACAGTTAATGGGAATGGGGTACTAGATGAAACAAAAAAGAGATTATATGCGAGAGCGCGACATTGAAGCGCTAAACCACGTACTGAGTAATGAACTCGGTAGGTGGTTTTTTTATCGCATATTAGACCGAGCAAAACTGAATAGCCAATCATTCACAGGCAACAGTACAACATTCTTTAACGAGGGAATGAGGGCTGTTGCTATTTTGTTACAAAACGATTTAGGAAAGATTGGTGATGGTATAGAGGGTGTTAAGAAATACCATCTAGCACAACTCGAAAATATTCAGATGCAGAAATATTTTAAAACGCTTGAAGAAAACGAATTAAAGAAAGGTGAGTAACCATGGATGAAAATTTAGAACAAGGCACAAACAATAACACGGATAGTGCAAATGTTGGAACACCACAGGACACGAACACACAAGACCAACAAAGTACGATTTTAGGCGGTGGCGGTGATACTAACACCGACCAACCTGCAGAACCTACTGTATATGATTTCTCAACTGCATTTGAGGGTGGCGAAGTTGACCAAACCATCGCAGATGAGTTTTCAAAAATGCTTAATGGCGTAGGTGCAACGCAAGAGCAAGCGGTGGAACTAGCGAAGTTTGGCAACAAATACGCAACTGACATCGTGAGTGCTTATGAAACACAAAAGCAAGAGGCACTAAAGGCACAATACGATGGGTATGCAGAAAACGCTAAAAAGGTATTAGGGAATAAATTCGATGCTACTGTTAGCCAAGCGGCCGCAGGTGTTGAAGCAGTGGAAAAGACTATTCCTAATATCCGTGAAATTCTAGCTGAAAATGGCTTGGGTAATCGTGTAGAAGTAATTCAACTATTCGCACATATTGCTGGTATGGCAAGCGAAGATAGCAACGCAGGGAATAACACACCTGCAAATAATCAATCGGATGAAGCTATTAGACGAAATATGTATCCGTCTATGTTTAAAGATTAAAGGAGATTAATTAATGGCTACAATCGGAACTAACAATCCTACATTATTGGATTTGCAAACACGCATGGATCCAAATGGTAAAATTGCACAAATCATTGAGCAATTAAACCAAACAAATGAAATTATTCAAGACATGACAATGATTGAATGTAATGATGGTACATCTAACAAAACAACTGTACGTACTGGATTACCATCCACTACATGGCGCATGTTGTATGGTGGTGTACAACCATCTAAATCCACTACAAAACAAATCACTGATACTTGTGGTATGTTGGAAGCATATTCCGAAGTGGATAAAGACTTGGTTAAACTTTCTAATGACCCTGTAGCGTTCCGTGCAACAGAAGATAGTGCGTTTGTTGAAAGTATGGGCCAAGAAATCGCACGCACACTTTTCTATGGTGATGAAACTACACCAGAAAAATTCATTGGCTTATCCGCACGTTTTAATACATTAGACACTAAAAAAGCTGATTGCGCTAAAAATATTATTGATGCTGGTGGTACTGCTAACCTTGCCTCTATGTGGCTCGTAGGTTGGGGTCCTCTTACTGTACATGGTATTTATCCACGTGGCAGTCAAGGTGGTTTAGAACAAGAAGATTTGGGCGAAGTAACAGTAACTAAAGCTGATGGTTCTATGTTCCAAGGTTATCGCACCCATTTTAAACAAAACATTGGTTTATCTGTTCGTGATTGGCGCTATGTAGTACGTATCGCTAATATCGATATGAAATCTATCAAAGAAGATATTTCAGCTGGCCCTAACTTAATTAATTTGATGATCCGTGCAGAAGAAAAAATGCAATCTCTCACAGGATGTCGCCCAGTATGGTATATGAACCAAGAATTGCGTACATTCTTACGCTTGCAAAAGAACAAAGTGCATGGTTCTACTATCACAGAAGATATGGAAATGGGTAAAATGGTTACTCGTGCGAATGGTATTCCTGTTCGTAAAATTGATGCATTGCTTTCCACCGAAGCACGTGTTACTGCATAGTAGAGAGGAGAAAATACATGATTATCGATACTTTAAATACATTCCATTGGAAACGTGAATTATCTGGCAATGTCAGCTCCGATGTTATGGTTACTAGCGGTGATGCTGACCCTAACTTGTGGTTAGTTGTTCGTGTAGACAAAGCATTAACTGGTACTGCATTAATCAACGTATATACATCTGATACAGAAAACATTGCTAATCCTGTATTGTTGCATGGTATTACATTACCAGCCAATGCACCAGCTGGGTACGAATATAAAGTGCGCTTGGCAAATGGTGTTAAGCGTTATACACGTGCTAATGTCAACAATGCAACGGCTGGCACAATTTCTGTATTCTTAACTAGCGGTATTACAAGCAAATAGGGGGTAGCATGGAATACATTGCAAAAGTAACTTTGTATCATAATACAAAGGGTTTAATTAAAGAAGGACAAACAGTAGAACTTACAAAAGAAGAAGTATCTGAATACGATAAAGATTACTTCAATGATTTGTTTGAAGCTGTAGGCGCAGAAGAAACCGAAGATGGCGAAGATAAGCCAAAGACTAAATCTAAAGGTAAGAAATCGGAAGAAACTGCAGAATAACAGAATGAGGGGTGCGTATGCATCCCTCTTTTTCACTATAAAATGGGGGGCAATATGACACCTACTGATATTTGCAACATGGCTTTGTCATTAATCAATGGCGGTAGGATATACGGCCTTGATGAAGAAACAGAAACGGCTAGACAATGTAGATTGCACTATGATGCGACACGCAAGATGCTACTTTCACAATATGAATGGAATTTTGCGCGAAAGCGTGAAGAGTGCGTACTATCTGAGCATAAACTAGCTGGATATGAATTTGTATATGCGTATCCCGAAAAGTGCATCCGTATCCTTGGGGTTATTCCTAAAGGAGAACGATTTAGAACGGATAGGCAAAAAGAATATGATGTATTTACCTTTGACGATAACACAAAGTATATCGTGAGTGATGTACCGCTTGCGTACATCGATTACGTGTACGATGTGCAAGATATAGATGTATTCAGTCCTGTATTTGTACAGGCCTTAAAGTCTAAAATGGGGGCAGAACTAGCCATGCCATTAACTGGTAATAGTGGTTTATTCGACCAATGCTATAAACTCTATCAAGCAGCAACGCAAGAAGCCAAATCATTGAGCGCAAAAGAACGTAGGCAAGATATGCCATATATTTCTAACTATGTAAAAGCAAGGAGTTGGTAAATATGAAACCAATGTATATATCACAACTTGCATTTACAACTGGTGAGATTTCGCCTGATGTATCTAGGCGGTTTGACCTAGATCAATTCAAAAGTGCGTTGCTATTAGCAGAAAATGCAGTAATCAGACCTTATGGTGCAGTGGCTAGACGGCAAGGTTCAGAATATATAGGGCAGGTTAAAAACAAGGATAAGTCTACACGGCTATTTGAGTTTACGGCTGAGAAAAATAAATCATTCTTGCTTGAAATTGGTGAGCGATATATCCGAGTATGGCGAAATGGTATCTATACAGGTATCGAACTAGAAACACCATTTGAAAATGATGTAGTTGATAAATTGAACTGCATCCAAAGTGGTGATGTAATGTTCATTTGTAGTGGTAAGTATCCTGTTAAAACGCTATCACGATATAGTGATACAGATTGGCGATTTGATACATACAAGCTATCGGAGCAACCATACGGCGAAGTCAACGTAGACAAAGAAAGTACTGTAATTTTAAATGGCGATACACTAACTGCTACAAAGGATATTTTCAGTGCTGATATGGTTGGTTCAGTCATGCAAATTGAACATTTTGTTAAAGCAGTAAGCACCAGTAAAACTGGCGAAGTAATACAACGTACTGAATATGTTACACGTGAAAGACACGGCGGATATAACCGACTTGTTGGCGAGGATTACAATAATATCAATTACGATGTAGAACAATTTAGTGCTGATGAGGATTTATCATGGAAATTCACATCACACGGCACGTGGAATGGTACTGTTAAAATTCAAATCAGTAACGATGGTGGTACAACATGGAAAGATTACAGGATATATACATCCAACAATGACTACAATGTAACCGACACAGGCAAGGTTACACCTAGTGCTAGATTGAAAGTTGTATCTGATTTGAAAGGTGGCAGCGTTAATGTAGACCTATCACTCTTGCCACATTCTAACTATGGTGTAATTGAGATTAAAGAATTTGTCGATAGTAAGCATGTTAAAGTAAATGTATTGAATAGCGTTGTAGAAAATGAAGCTACATCCAAATTTAGATTTGGACAATGGGGCAAAGGCCTTGGTTATCCTCGTGTATGTACGTTTTATCAAGATAGATTTATCCTAGCATCTAGCTCTCAATACCCTAACTACATATGGTTTAGTCGCACAGGTGATTATTCCAACTTTGGTGTAGAAAAGGTAGGCGGTACGATTACAGATGATAGTGCAATCACACTACCTGTAATTAATCGCAAAATGTATGACATTAGACATTTGATACCTGCTAATGACTTATTGATTTTGACGAGCGGTAACGAATGGATTATAGATGGTTCTAAAACAATCACACCAACTAACTGCAATCTACGCACACAAACCCAACGTGGTGCATCTGAATGTGAGCCACAATACATAGGGAATAGATGCGTGTACGTACAAGCTAGAGGGTGTGTAGTGCGTGATTTAGGTTACTCATATGAAAGTGATAACTACACAGGGGCTGACTTAACTCTATTCGTTAAGCATCTAACAAAGTATCGTAATTTCATTACAAGTGCATATGCACAAGATCCAGATAGTATCGTTTACTACGTTACCGATGATGGCAATATCGATTGTCTAACTTACATTCCTGAACAAAAGGTGTATGCATGGTCGCACTTCACTACAAAAGGCAAATACAAATATGCTGAAAGTGTAGCTGAGGGCGAGCAAGACAGTTTGTATGTAATCGTTGAGCGTGATTTCAAAAGCGGTACAGTCATGTGTATAGAACGATTTGAGCCAATGTATAATGCTGACAATAACAATGTGTACATGGATTGCTACATCAGACAAACCAGTACAGAGAATATTAGTACTATCACAGTACCTCATCTGATTGGTGAGGATGTGCAAATTGTGGTTGATGGTAGGGAACGGCCAATTAAGGAAGTACCACCTACGGCAATTATCAATATCGATGGTAAGGCACAAAGTGTAGCCGTTGGTATTAACTACACTACACGATTACGTATTCCAAGTATTGAAATGCAAATACAAGATGGTACATTACAAGGCCGACTATTAACAATGAGTAGGTTATCGATGAACATCTTAAATTCATTCGGTGGCAAAATCGGAAGAAATTTCAATCATATGGATGACATTTCATTACCGCCACTTAAGTTATATAGTGGCGATAAGGTGTGTATATTGCCAAAATTCGATGGAGTGTACTCAACTGATGCATCTATATGTATTTTACATGAAAAACCTTATCCATTTAACCTTTTAAGCGTAACAAGAGAAATAGAAATAGGTGGTGGTTTTCCAAATGTTACAGGACTTTGATATTTGCCCTGTAAGGCACACTTCATTAATTCATGACTTATATATCAACTTACGAGCCATAGACGCCTTAGAGGTCAATATAGCGAACCAAAATTTTCCGAATTATGGAAAAAATGATTTTGTGAGAGATATATGCAGTGATGATTATGAAAACCACATTGTAATTGAGAATGATGTACCATTAGCCGTATATGGTATTTCAAAAAAGCCAATCAACGGAATGTACTGTATTTATTTCTTGGGAAATAAGATACTAGATACTAATTTGAAATTACAAAAGGAATTTCTAAAGAGGAGTAACGCAATCATAAAAGAGTGGTTATCCACTCATGAATGTTTATTCAATTTCATACATAAGAAAAATAACCGCTCGAAGCGATGGCTAACATCACTAGGGGCGGTTATTCATTCTGATATAACACATAACGGAATGGAACTATTTACATTGAGAAAGGGGGATGCGAATGTGTAATCCTATTGCATTGATGGCAGGTCAATTGGTTACTACATTATGGGGTCAACATCAACAAACCAAAGCACAAACTGCAATGTATAATGCACAGGCACAAGCAGCGGAAGCTAATGCACGTATATCCGACAGGAAACAACAGGATATTGCCAATCAAGCACTACAAGAGCGAGATAAGATGGACAATAAAATGCGGTTAATTGCAGGTCAGAATACGGCAGAAGCAGGCGCTACAGGGTTGTCCATGAGTGGTACACCATTACAATTAATGGCTAGTAGCTATGATGAATACAACAAAGATATTAACAATTGGGAAACCAACAAGAATAACAGTATCTACAATGAATATCTAAATGGTGTTAATTACCGCAATGAAGCTAGTAGTGCAAGAGCAGCTGCATCCAATGCGAAAACGCAAGGGCGATTGCAAATGCTCGGTACTATCTTGAGTGGTGCATCTAGCATGTACGGATTGAAACAACAATATGCAGGTAGTAGTACGAGTGCTAAAAAGTACAATACTGTATATGGTGGTGATACGACATTTGATGCATTTAGTGGAATGCGACAAGCGGACACAATGCGAATGGAAAACGGCACAGGGCCATCATCTGTTATTACTGTACGTAAGGTTAGATATAGGTAGGCTGATATGAAACTTGTTAATTATGAAAGCCAAGAACAACTAAATACTATCAATGGGCAAATACACAATTACGCAAATGAAATTGCGTATGGTGCAGACCAAAGCGGATTACGTAGTATAGCCAATAGTATCGCTAATATTAACGAACAGTATCAAAAGAAACTCGATGAAGATTTAAACATAGCTTATATGAACGCTGAAACAGACTATAAGAAACGTATTTCTGATGCATTAACAAATGAAGATAGTGGATTACTACATACATCATTAGGTGGTGCAGCTAATATAGGCTACTCTTTTAACGAGATAGAGAGCAAGGCTAGACACGAAATACTGGACAATCTACCTAATAATAATCGTATTAGAGATAGATTTTTGCGAATGGCCGATAACGATACAATAGCCAATAGCACAAGGGTGCAAGTACACGAGCGGTCAGAACGTGAAAAATACAAGGATGTTACTTTTAATAACAACCTAGACCAATCTAAACAAATAGCCGTACTAGGATTTAACAACCCTAATGTAGTACAAACTGCATTGGATGGTATTGGTAAGAATATTGAATTAATGTATGGTGATCGTGGCGAAGAATTTGTAAAGGGTAAAAAGCAAGAAGTATACGATACTATAGGTCAAAGCGTTGTTAATGAAGCAGTAACGAGAAATGATATAAAATATGGGCCACAAGTTATTGCAGCATTGCGACAAGCGGGCGTTAGTGAGGGAATATTAGCCAAGGCTGATGCAGCGTTTCAACAAGTTAATTCGCAACAAACTATAAATGGAAAGATTTCTGGTGATGTTGATACATATGGTGAGGGTGGACGAGAGAAAGCAGCTGATGCATATGTAAATGGATTAAGGAATCAAAACAAAGGTGGTTCTATTAATATTGCTGCATTGGATAGTGCAGTAAATGGTGCTATCGGTAAACCTTATGTATTAGGTAGTGATGGTGGCGATGCTACCGATTGCGGTAAATTCACACTCGATACATTGGCAAGTGCAGGGGTTAAGCTAAATTATAGAACTGCTGATGGACAGTATTTACAAGCCGAACAAGAGGGAAAACTTTCAACAGATATTTCACAAGCTAAAAAAGGCGATTTAGTGTTCTGGCACGTTCCAAGTAACGAAGCGAGATGGGCCACAAGTGATGACCCTAATGCTATTAACTCGGACGATAAAGCCTATAAAGGGGTAACACATGTAGGTGTGTATATGGGCGATGGTAAAGTCGCACAAGCTGGTAGTAGTGGTGTATCCATTGTTGGTGCTGATATTTACCCTATAGTTGGTATTGGTAAGTTTAGTGGAAGCGGTAGACAATTAACTGATGGGGAATTGTTAGAAGAACGCAATATGTATTTAAAAGCCTATGATGTTGAAGTTGGGAAGCGAAAAAAGGCACGTGCAGAAGAGTTGGACAGGCAAAAGAAAGTTATTCAACTACAGTATCTAGAAATGCAGAAAAACGGAGCATCTAATGCTGAGTTGGCTAATTTTTTAGATAATGCTACTGCAGGCAACGAGGAACTAACCCTTGCGTTTGGTGGTGTTAGAAATAGATATATAAATGCTGAACGTGCAGAAGCAGCCGCAGCTAATAACGCAGCGTACAAAACTAACATTGTACAGATGATACAGAATGGCACACCTGCTAACGATATTTTAAAATACGCAGCAGAAAACGGAAGTCTTTCCATGCAAGAAATGAGCCAATTGAATAAAGAATTAACAGATAGAGATAACGGAACTGGTTCGTATTCCGTTGATTTATCAGCCGTTCAATCAGTCATGAGCGATGCAATGGATGGATTGAAAGATAGTCAAAAAGCCATATTTAAAGAAGGATTTAGAAAAGATTTTAGTGCATGGCATCAACAATATATGATGGAACACGGAGAACCGCCAAGCGTTGGTGATCAAATATGGTATGCAAATCAAATTGCAGGCCCTAAAGTAATACAAACAACGCAAGTAAACAATTTCTGGGAAAGCGGTGAAAACTATCAAAGTAATGTATCGCTTGCAACGTTACATGGTGCAGGCTATGTAGATTACAAACCTGTTATAGGCGATGATGGCGGACACTACGTAAGGTTATATAGAAATGGTGGCACAGATGAAAACGGCAATTATAACGATTATGATGAACGTACATTCCATCAAACATTTGGTGATTTAGATAATTAAGGAGATGGCATAATGGCTAATCAATGGCATTTTAATAAATATCAACCGAACGGCACAGTAAACCTAGATGAGCATCAAACAGATTTAAAACCGATAAATGGTGTTGTTGGTAATGCTATTGATGCGGTATCATCTATTGCTGATACTGTAAAAGATAAGCCTTTTATAGTTGATACAACAGGCGGTGATAATAAAACGCTTGTAGCTGATAGGTTAAAAGCTATTGCAGATGCAACAGGCATAGACCCTAGCATAGCGTATAATGCTACATTCAGAACATCCGCATTACAATTCAAATATAACAATGATGAATTAAAAGCTAATGCTGCACTAGAATATGCAAATAAATTAAATATCGGTGCTGATGTAATTATGAATAGTAATGAAGATGGATTTAGAACGGCTGCAACATTAGCTGCACAAGTTGATAGAGGTAGAACAGTACAAGAAATCTATGATGAATACCCAGAAATGTATAAAATAAAATACAACTCACAAGCAGAGGGTATTCAAGCCATCCAAAATCTACAATCGGTAAAAGCTACACGTGGCATTTTTGACAGTATCCAACAAAGCGTATGGGCTATGAATGACCAAATGAAACTAGGTGATGTTGGTTTTGAAATGGCACATACTACTGATACAGATAGAATTAAAGAACTTAATGATGAAATGGAACGCTTGCAAGGCAACTTGCAACAATACAGAAAAGCAGATGCACTTAATCCATTACAATCAATTGTAGGTGATACGGCAGCACAAGCATACATGATGGGTAAACAAGGCGGTAGAGGTGCAATCATAGGCGGTGCAATCGGTGCGGTGATTGGCGGTTTAACTACAGATGGTGTAGGTATAGGCGCAGGTGCAGCAACTGGTGCTAAATGGGGTGGCGGTGCTGACATGGCATATGAAATGTACAAAATGTCATTCGGTAACAAATACCTAGAACTCATTAATAAACGCGATGCAAATGGTAATAAAGTATACTCTAATGATGAAGCCTATAAATACGCTATGACATATGCTGCAGTTGATACAGGTATTGAAATGGCATCTACACGTTTCATGGTTAAAGGTATAGGTAAAGTAGCACCTAAAGCGGTTATGTCAAAAGTATTACGAGGTGCTACAAGTGATACACTAGCAACATTTAATAGGGGCATTGGCACTACTGTTGCACAAATGGCGAAAGCATCTGTTAAAGCTGGTGGTTCTGAATTAATCGAAGAGGGCTTGCAAGACATTAACGAAAAATTCCAACATAACCTATACCGCAACGCTAATGACCCAGAGGGTGTATATTCCATAGGTGATATGGCAGTAGGTGCAGGCGGTGCAATGCTACAAGCACTACCAGCCGTTATTGGTTTAGGCGCAATTGGTGGCGGTGTTAGTGGTATTCACACTATGAAAGCATTTCATGAATTTCAAAAGCTAACACCAGAAGAACAACAACACGCAATCATGGCCGAGCAAAATAGAAATGGTACTGCTATTATGCAAGCATTAAAACAAGATGCATCGTCAAACAAAATGGCAAAAGAAAACCCTGAACTGTACGGAAAAATCGTACAAGCACAGGGCGATAATGTAGGTGTATCTACTGCATATGTGAATGTCAATGAAATGGCAGAAACAGAGCAAGGGCAACAAGCTATTAAGAATATGATTGATAGTGGTTTGGTAACGCAAGAGGAAGTATCGAAAAGTATTGAAGCTAATGCAGATATTCCTGTACCAATTGGGAAGTATGCACAGTTAAGCGGTGGCTTGACGGAAGAAACTGTAAAGGCACTAGAAGAAAGCACATACTTTACTCGTGGCGGTATGTCTATGAAAACCCTTGAGCGTGCAAAAGCGGAAGTAGAAGCCTTTAATAATAACCTAGTTGATGCAACAGAAAAGAAAGCAGCACGAGTTAAAGAAAGCATTATCCGTGATGAATTTGAAGATGCAAGCGATGTAGATCGTGAAGTACTAGACCAAGTATTCTCTAATCCTACACAGGTTAAACAAGCGTACAACAACTTGTATAAAAACCTAGTGCAAGAGTATCGTGAAAACTACGCAAGCGACTTTGACAATATGGACAATGATATTAAAGAAGCTACGGCAAGTGGTGTAGAGCCACAATGGCTAACTGATTACAAGTCTAATAATGGCGGTAAAGCACCACGCACAAACGCAGAACGTAGACGAGCAGCGTACCATTCAAGCGTAGCAAAAGCACAAACTGCATTTGCTGATAACGTGGAAGCACTCAACCAAAGCAATATCCATCATGCTGATATGGAACATACGCTACAACAAATTGAAAGTCTTGAACGATTGCATGATAAGATTTTTGCACTAGCAGATAACGATATAGCGTTACGTATGCAATTATCCAAAAGTGGCTATGAAGTGTACAACAAAGTTGTTAAAACGATTGGCGAAAGTACCAATAGGAAACAACGTGAAACGGCAAAAGCTAATGCGTTGTTAATGGCACAACATGCTGATGTAATGGCCCAATATATGCGACAAATGGGCCGTGGTGGTTATACCGCTATGGATTATTTCCGTGATAGCGTGCGTATCAACATGAATGCTATCTTTAATAGTGAAGATGGCTATGCACAATCTGTAATAATGCAACAAATAATGAATAATGACATACAAGCGTGGAGTAACGTAATTGATAATCATTTAAATGGACAACCAATTACTGGGAGTGTAAAACTCATGGATAGCCCTATGGTATTACAGCTTATAAACGCTGTTGGTGAAATCGATATTAATCCAAGCGTAATAAAAAAAGCATTAAATGGGAAACATGTAGGGCAAATGGATGCTGAAGTATTAAAGCAGTTACCCAAAAAAATCGCTAATCCTATTGCTATTTTTAAGAATTATGATCCAGTAACTAAACAAGTCATTCCTAATGAATACGTTGTGGTATTGGATGCATACGCTAATAATAAACAGGGAATTAATGCTAGTGGCGAGAATATTCAAGTTGTAATTAAAAATACAACAGTATTTAATGGACGTAAAAAAACATGGCAAGCTAATAAAATTAAAACAATAACTCCGAGACGAAATGCTAATTGGTACATAAATCAGTTGAACAATGGCAATTTGGTTTATTGGAACACAAAAAAAATAAACCGCTTAGTAACCAGCAACAGGCAACAAATCGCCCAACTAGGTACTAAACAGTTTATATTTAACAATAGTATACCAAATGAAAAAGATTTAGACAAGCTCAGAAAGAAACATAATTATCAGTACTACCAATCCGCATGGCATGGTTCGCCGTATGACTTTGATGAATTTGATTTAGGTAGTATCGGTGGTGGTTTAGGAACACAAGCATTTGGTTGGGGGTTATATTTTACTGAAAACAAAAATGTAGCTGAAAAATATAAAGTAGAGCGTAAATCTAAAAATAAATTTACTTTAAATGGTAATGATATACCAATTGAGTATGCTCCTGTTATAGAGCAGATATTTGGTGGCATTAATGTAGAGAATAATAAAGAAAGCCTATTAAATCGGTTAGTCCTCAACAGAGATGCTGAGCAAAGTAATTTAGATTTAGTTACTAAAAATCTGAATGAATTAGATGGTGTTTTAGATTTTATAACACAAAATAGTAAATTTGCTATTAATAAACTACCAACACTTGTTGATAATAAGTTTGAACGAATGGCAACTGTTATATTAAACGATGCTAAAACCAAAGCTAAATCTGATAACAAACGAGTGAATAAAGAATACCTATTTGATGTTATTGAAGAGTTGCAGAAAAGATACAATAAACATTATATTTTTTATAATGATATTGTTTCGAAAATTTCATATTTAATTGATAACATTGGGGGTTTTGAAGTAACTTCTGTTTACAAACCAACATTATATAATGTTGAAATTCCAGATACAGACACAATGTTAGATTACTCAAAACCAATTAACGAACAGTCGGAATATGTTTTAAATAAAATAAAACAATTAGATCCGACTGACATTAATAAAACTGGTAAGGAATTTTATAATGATTTGTCAGAACGTTTAGGTGGCGACAAAAACGCATCTCTTAAATTAAACGAGTTAGGTATAAAAGGGATTAAATACAAACATGGTCTTAGTCATAATTTTGTAGTGTTCGATGATAAAGCTATTAATATTATCGAAAAGTACAACCAATCCGTTAATGGTATGACCGAAATCATGAAAGATGGCGAACGCATCATCAGCATTTTTAAAACTGCAGATAGAAGTACTTTCTTACACGAAATGGGGCATGTGTTCTTTGATGATATTCAAAAACTAGCATCTATGGACAATGCACCTAAACAATTACTTGATGATTGGAACACACTCAAAGAGTGGAGTGGTTGGATTGATGGTGAAAATGTAGATAACACCAAAGCACACGAGAAATTTGCACGAGGTTGGGAAAGCTATTTACGAAGTGGCGAAGCACCAACAAAAGGACTACAACGTGTATTCCGCCAATTCTCTAAATGGTTAACTCGTATTTATCGTAGTGTGCAACGTTTAGGCGGTG